ACCTCAACAGCGGAAACAATAGGACAACTTAGATACAACGCTGTAGGCACTGTGATTGAGAATTACCACGCAATACGATACGCATTTCCCTGCTCAACAGGTGATTGCGGGTCTGTCCTATGCATTGACAACACTAAATTTTGTGATAGAGTGATTATCGGATTACACCACTCAGGCACCAGTGATGGGCGAGTGGGTTATGGTGTTGTCATTACACAAGAGGATATTGCTAAGTACCTTACATACACAGAACAGGCAGCGCGGGAGACCACCCCCGTAGTAGCTCAACCAGTGAGCACTGAAATAGTGGCCCAATGTGGCGAGGGACGTATCGCCACCTACATTGAGGATCCTACTGGACAAATGGAAGGAATAGAACTTGGACCAAATCTCAAATGGTGCGGATTATTGAAGAAGGAATTGAGGAAGAGATTCCAAACGGAGACAGAGATTGTCCCGTCCATTCTACATGATGTGATAGCACCGCCGAGAAGGTTCCCAGTTAATATGAAGGTGAAGAAGTCAGAGGGTATATTCCCATTGCAGAATGCAATTAGGAAAATGACCCCACCACCAGTCTATGAGGAACCCGATGTTGAATTGTACAAAACATTGATGGATAATACGATCAGATCTATTCGACCGGCAGGACCAGTAGTGATTTACTCACTTTCGGAAGCAATTGATGGACTTGGAGAAATGCCAGGTCTTAGAATGGGAAAATCAACTGGCGCCGTGGGTTTCAACCATAATGGAATGAAAAAGGATGATATGTTCGAATGGAATGACTATGATGAATACCACTACCCGAATAAGGAGTTGAAACAGTTGCTTATTGAAGCACTTCAAGCGTGCATGCGAGGAGAGAAAGTAGGAGTGTTCATGTTGGAGACCTTTTTCAAAGATGAAACCAGAGACCCTGCGAAGGTAAATATCCCGCGCTTAGTTCAATGTTGTGGAGTTGATCTTTTGATCCTCTATAGAATGTTCTTTGGAGCATTTTTGACCGCTGCCATCACGCACGGTAGAGAAATTGGATTTTGCGTGGGTATAGACCCAGACAGTGTTGATTGGGAGACCATAACACACCATTTTGCAGAGATTGGTTCTTACTTCTTGAGCAAAGAGGAAGGAGGATTAGTCTTCAGAGATGAGGATAAAAAGAGTTTCGATTACAGCATGAAAGCTTTCATGGTTGAAGCATATGTGGAGTCCAT